TAATATCATATCGTATGCATGGTGGCGAAAGCAAACCATATCGTATGAATATTAAACCTATTGTTATTAACATAGAACTTACCGAAGATATATTCACCAACAATATGGTTGGCGCAATCACCGTGTACGATACGCAAGATGTACGCACAATTCTACCTATTACCGGTTTAGAAAGACTAAATCTAAAATTCAGTACGCCAGGATTACCAGGTGTTAATGCCAATGAAGAAGAGGGTTACCCATTTCAAATTTATAAGATAGATGAGGTGCGTGTTGACCCCGAGAATCCTAGAGGACAGATGTATAGAATATTCTTTTGTTCACAAGAGATGTATTATTCTTCTATGCACAGAGTATCACAGGCATTTGCTGGTCCTGTAGAGGACGCAGTTGACAAGATTTTTAGACAGAAAGATTATTTAAATTCGCAAAAACCATTATTTGTAGAACCGACTAAGACAAATACAAAGTTGGTTATTCCTAATTTGCGACCATTGAACGCAATTAATCTATTGAGTAGATATTCAGTATCAGGATTATACAAAAATGGTGGTTATGTGTTCTATGAGAATCCAGATGGTTATTTCTTTAGAAGTATTGAAAGTATGTTGGCCATGGGTGGTGCAGTTGCCAGACCGGCTAAGTTTGCGTACAGATACCAGACGAGTAATGTCAGAACAGGTGAAACAAGAGATATCAATACCGACATGCGTAATGTTCTAAAATATGACTTTGTACGACCTGTCAATACACTATACAATATGCGAGAAGGCATGTATGCTAATAGACTGATTATGCACGATTTGTTCTACAAACAAGTAAATATTAGTGATTATGACTACTTGGACAGCTTTGGAGACTACTTCCATGTAGAACATGATGAAGGCAACAAGGCAAACGATTTAGCGACTATCCCTCTATCTAATTACGAGAATACGAATAAAGACTTGGCAAGTGCGTTTATGTCTAAACTATTACTATCACCACAGACTTCTAATATACACAATGATTATCAAATGCCGTTATGTTCTGATACGAAACAACAATCATTAGTACAAAGACTACAATTACAGAATTTAAATCTAAATCTATTAGTATTCGGTAATAGTTTAATCAAGTCAGGCGACATTATATCATTTGATGTGCCTATGATGAGACCGTTAGGTGAGAAGAAACAAGATCCTAACCCTTATCATTCAGGTCGTTATCTAGTCATGGCAATTAAACATGTTATCAATATATCAGCAGGCCGATACGAAATGGTACTCAAATGTATGAGAGACGCCGTTAGAACACCGTTAGTATCAGAAACAGAAAACAACGCCGTAATCACAAAAGAGAGTGGCATATACAATATCTACCAAGAGGATAGTAATATACTCAGAGGTGATATCTTAGAGAGGACATAGAGATGACAGAGTTTTTCCGAGATTTTCCGTGGTTGACCATTCTTATTATACTAATGGCCGTTAGATTATACAATTATTACTTTAATCGACCTAAAGAAATCACTATCGAAGAGATACAAGAGTTTGACGCCAAGATGAGACAAGAGAGATTTAAACGAGGCGAGAACGCAACATGGAGCCACAAAGACTATGATTAAAGAGTGGATATTAGTTGTATTATTATCTATTTCACCGAACAATCCTGATGAACCGTCATTATTCATATTTGACAAACCTCAGTTTGATACGATAGAAAAATGCATGGAATGGACAAATAACAACCAAGTAGAATGGTTAACTAAAGTCTATGAGGCATATGGTCCTATGGCCAAGATATCAACCGTTGTGTGTATTAGAGATAAGAAATTAAAAGAGATAGTACCAGAATGGGGAGAAGAGAGAGATTGGGAAGAAATAGACAAAGAACTACCTGTTAAGGGTACATATATAGAGGCTAGTTATGTTGGGTGATATGTTAATAGCAATGTCAGAATTAGGTCTTACGCAACACCAAAGTGTTGATTTAACTAAGAAAAAGAGTAAAGGCAAGAGACGGCCAACGAGTGCGTACACTATTCGTAAATGGCTGTTTAATGCGTATGCTAAGTGCTTTAAAAGGCGAGCAATATCGGTAAAAAACAATGGCCTACGATAAAAATTTTTACGGAAAAGACGGTTTTATTCACTTTTATGGTGTCGTAGAAGACCGTTTAGACCCTCATAAACTTGGCCGTCTCAGAGTTAGATGTTTAGGCCATCATACAGATGACAAGATTACATTACCTACAGAGGACTTACCGTGGGCAATGTGTGTTATGGCCACCTCAGAGGGTGGTATTTCAGGTTTAGGACAATCGCCGTCTTTTATTGTAGAAGGCACATGGGTATTCGGTTATTTTAGAGATGGTGAAGATATGCAAGAACCGGTTATTCTTGGTGTTTTACCTGGCCATCCGATTGAATATGGCAATCCAGAAAAAGGTTTTTATGACCCAAATCCTAGGGAAGATGATTCCACAAAAAGCGTTTATCCTAGGGAGATTAATGAATCCGATATAAACAGATTGGCCAGAAACGATATGGACGAAAACGGTGTGGAGACTTTTCCCCATGCGACTTTAACGGCCAGACGACTTGCACGGAGAACAACAATTGCCACCGCAGACTTTAATCCTATATCAGCAGCAGATGGTAGTACAATAGAGGGAAGTGACGGTGGCCTATGGGATCAGTTGCCTATACCGTATTCTACAGAGTATCCATATAATCATGTGTTTGAGAGTGAGAGCGGCCATATAAGAGAATATGACGACACACCATACCATACCCGTATCCATGAGAGGCATAATACAGGCACCTCATATGAGATTGACCATACAGGTAATAAAACGGAATTAATAGTGGCCAACCATTATATCATAACGAATGGCAATAGGCAAGCACAAATAGATGGCCATTCTGATACCACTATCAATGGCCACCACAAGTTGTATATTAACAGAGATGGTGGTGTGAATAACCATTATGATATACAAGTTGGACCTAATGCTAATATTAATATACAAGTAGATACAGGCAATATTAATTTAGTGACCACACAAGGTAAAATCAATGTCAATGCAGGTGGTGATTATAATGTCAAGGTAGGTGGTAACTATACGCTGGCCGTTGCAGGTAATAAGACAGAGACAATCGAAGGCAGTAAGACAAGTAATACAACAGGTGCCGTCATCCATAGAGGTAAGACAATCAATCTTAACCCCTAGGAGGCCACCACAGAAAACGCTATTGTTGGAGACAAAGTAAAAGCTAAACTATAAATGCAATAACAACTTTAAGATATATGTTTAAATTGATTTTTTCCTTGCCAGGATTAAAGGCCTCCAGAAGACGCAGTAAAGGCCTTCTTATATTGACCTTTCTGTTCTTTCTTATAAAGGGTATAGTCTGGATTGCATTTCTAATTTTTTCGACTAAATTTTTTCTCGGATAAAAAACGCAGTCCAGAGTTGCGCCTTCTAAAGTATCTACGCCATAACGCACTTCTCGTCATTGAGACTACCGTAAAGATTAACGCTATACCCATACTATCAAAGATACTAGGATATAAGTCGAATAAAGGAAATACAAACATCTGTATCAGAACGGCCAGTATGAATCCACTACCTACATCTATGATACTTTCTATTACATCATTTTTAAACATACTTACATTATATACTAACATAGTGACATTGGCAATAGTGGACACTTGGCATTATGTCACACCTTGTCAGGCTTCTAAAAAGCATATATAACGGTGTAGCGTCCTCCAGAGGAAGCTCCATAGTCCATTCCAAGGCCATTCGAATACAACTCTTAGTCGATAAACATAGAGTGGCCATCTTTAAAAAAACTCGTCCCGGAAACTCGGAAAAAACTCTTTAATTCGTAGAGTGATTTAATGATTATGCGTATGTGATTGTTATGTGAATAACTATAAGTATTCCTGTATCGTATATGATACATTTTCTTTATAAAGGAGATTGACAATGTGGACTAAACCAACAGCAGAAGAAATGCGTTTTGGCTTTGAAGTTACAATGTATGTAATGAACAAGTAACTTATCTAAATATTCATACATGGATTTACAACACGGAGTCCTATTACTTGTAATAGGGCTCTTTTTTACATTCGTAGTCTTTGCACTCATAGTATATGTAGAACAACCACCTGAGAATAGAGAAGCAGACTTAAACGAAGTTCAGAAACAAATAAGAGATTTGTTTAAACCTTAGAAGTGATTAATAAGGTAATTTACCGGTAAGTTCGGTGTACTTATCTTGCCAAGTCTCTTTGAATTCTGTCTGGCAGTATCGTTTGATAGGGTCATTACTGCTACTAAAAGACAAATACTTAATAAGGGCGTTAATGAGATTAACCATTGCATTGTTCCTTTCATCAATTTCATACTACTATTTAACATCATTCTGTCAGAATGACTAGTATT